AAAGATTCTCATTTAAAACTTCCAGAAGATATTCCTGAAGATGCATCAGATTGGATTCGTAATAACTTTACACTTGATGGACGTTCTTTATTCAATTTTTTAGATAATGCTTTATGGGAAGAATTACAAACTTCAAGAGCTTGGGTTTACGTTGATTATCCTCAACTTAGTGTTGAACAATACGATTTAATGACTCCTGAAGAAAGAGATATGGTTAAACCTTATCCTGTTCTTATTGAAGCTGAAAACGTAATTAATATACAAACAGACACTCATCCAATTACTCGTCAAAAAACCTTAACAAGAATTGTTACAAGGTATTTAACTAAAAAGTACGATCCAAATAATCCTTGGCATCCTAACTATATTGATACTGTTTGTGATCATTATCTTGATGAAAGCGGTCGCTTAGTTCTAGATTACTATGAACATCCAGATAGCAATAATGAAATTAAAGTTCTTAACGGTGACGCAAAACAAGAATATGTAGAGTTTGGGCATCAAACTCAATTTGTTAAAATTAATACAGTTTATCCAACGATGTTTGGTGAACGCCTAATGCGCATTCCCGCTTGGCCTTTAAATGGTCAAATTGATCCTGTTGAACCAGTATTAATGCCATTAATTGATCGTGAAATTTCTTTATATAATAAAACTTCACGTAGAAATCATTTATTATATGGTGCTGCAACTTATACTCCTATTGTACAATCAGATATGACAGATGAAGAATTTCAAGAAATTGTAGATTCAGGGTTAGGAAGCTGGTTAAGAGTAAGAAAAGATGAAAATATTACTGTTTTACAAACACCAACAAGTGCTCTAGCAGACATGGATAGAGCAATTGAAGCTACTGTTAATGAAATGGCTAAAATGGGAATTAGAATGCTTTCCCCAGAGCAAGCAGCTTCAGGTGTAGCTTTAGAAATTCGTAATGCGTCTCAAACAGCGCAACTAGGAACTCTTAATGCTAAAGTTTCAAAAACTCTTCAAGAAATTATTGCATTTATGATTAATTGGAAATATGGTACAGACTATATTCCAGAAGATATTGAATTTGAAATGTCTAGCGATTTTGCACCTATGGTTGGCGGCGAAGGTGCTATGAGACTTGTTTCTGAGTGGTATCAATCAGGGATTATTAGTCGTTCTACTTTTATCAATATTGCAAAATATAACGATTTCTTACCTGCGGATTACAGCGATGAAGAAGCTATTGAAGAAATACAAACTGATCCTCTAACTAATCAACCTACAGACGATCAGATACAAATAGAAGAATAACTCTAACTACTCAATGGAGTACTAGATGAATATCAATGATAAAATCTATGATCGTATAGTTGATCATATGACTGATGTTCGGTTGTATGAAGAAGGTATTCAAATTCAAAACCGCCGTATTATTCGGCGTCATAGAAAAAACTTAAGAGATTTATTACGTAAAAATATCAGAACAGATGTTACTAAAGAAGTAAGTCGTTTTGGTACAGAACTTTTATCTCATAAGAAAAATTCTATTAAAGAATTTTCAACTTCACAACTTGACTTTCATACAGATAATCTCTATAAAGAAGTTAAAGATTTTTATAGGGTCAATAAACCTCGTACAAAAGAGCTAATTGCAGAAGTGGTTGGCCCTACAATGAAAGGTTCGAAAGGTCTTAGTGACAATGTTAAAAATATTTCAGCAGGAGAACTTGTTAGAATTCAGTCTAAAGTAAAGGCTGGCTTAGCTAATAATAAATCTCCAAACGAAATTATTGCTGATGTAATGAAAACAACTAAAATTACAGAATATCAAGCAAGAACTTTAACCAGAACCTCTATAACTTCTACACAAACAGCAGCGTTAAGAAAAGTATCAGAAGACAATAAAGACATTATTAAAGGCTTTATGTTTACTGCTATTCTTGACTCTCGAACAAGCCCTATTTGCTCTCATCATAATGGTAAAGTTTACGATATTGATGATAAAAGATTTGTTCCTCCATTACATTGGAATTGTCGTAGCTCTCTTACTCCTGTTTTAAAAAACAAAGAAGAATTACTAAGAGAAAAAACTCCCAGAATAAAGAGAAAAACTCTTAGCACAAAAAGCGACAAGGATCTAAACGGAGTAGCTCCAAAGAAAGAAAGCTTTGGTAACTGGCTAAAAAGACAAACAATGGATGTTCAAAGCAAGATGCTTGGTTCAGAAGATGCTGCTAATTTGTTTAGGCAAGGTAGGCTTAAAGCAGATCAGTTTATTACTCCAAAAGGTAAGGCTCTTAGTATACAAGCTCTTAGAACAAGAGCTGCAAATGCTACTGCTGTTTACAGACCTAAACAAAAGATTAGAGAACAAGATATTCGTCTTGACGCAACTAGACCATCATCTTTAATTAGAAATCCTAAAAATAAAGATGATCTTAGACATTTATTTATCTTAGATTCAGATGACTTTAGTAAAACTATGTCTCTAACTGATTACAAGGGTACTAGTCTTGTTGGTAAGCAAGCCTCTCGTAGACGAGTAGGTAATGAGTTTGATGAGAGAAACTTTAGTGCTGATCCTTTAACTGGTGAAATTAAAAATAATAATATTTATGATCCTGATTTTAACTTGTATCAAGAGCGCTTAGACTTTATGCGTAATTCTAAATTATTGTCAGCAGATCAAAAAGAATTTATTGAATCTTTCACTGCAGGATTAAATGATAAAGTATCTTTAAATCAGCAAACAGTTGTTGTTGAAAATCTCAGAGTTGTTTTTGAGCGTTATGCTAAAGATAAAAGACCTTGGGGTGACTTTGCAGCAGTTGTAAGAGCAGAAAATAGATCTGCTGTACAAAACGTTTCTCGTTTACTTGACACTCGTTCTCGTAAGCGTTCTGAAATGTTTGTTAGCTATTTATCTAAAGATACACCTCAAGTTCAAATTATGGGTAAGTATTATAATTTTGCTGATTTACAACGTGATCAACTTGCAGATCAGCGTTTTATTGATGCTTGGCGTAGAACTGAGGGCAAAAAGCTAGCCAGAAAAATATTTATTTCTGGTAGAGCGCCCTTGCGTGTTTACTTTAATAAGTTTACTGAAAGATATCCAACAAAAGAAAAGCTTAAAAAAGATCTTTTAAAACGATCCCCTAAGTTAAGTAAGGCTTATAAGGCTTATAAAAAGGCTTTTAACAAAGAACCTACTGATGCTTGGTTTACTCGCATAGCTGCAGGTAATAGAGAAGCTGTGCGTAGAATTCTTGATAGAGAGTTTTTAGTAGCTTCTAAAAAGCCAACAGACAACATCTTTAATGAAAAGGCAATTGATAGTTTAACTAAAATTTCTAAGTTAATTGCTTCAGGTCAATCTACTGATTATGATACTTTAGCTATTAATATTGGTAAACAATTTTCAAAAGACTTTCAAAATATAATTCCTTTTACTAAACATACTCTAAAAGACCATCATGCAGAGGGTTCTAGAATATTAGAGTTTTTTAGACAACAAGGTTATATTCGTGTTCAATTCAGAGGCAAAACTCGTAGAGGGGTTGTCGATGTTGAAACAGGGAGAGCTTCTGGTGGTTGGGGTGATACAATTTCTAGAGAAGTTATTGTTGTTAACAAAAACCTTATTAAGCTTCAAGAAGCAGAACGTAAGGTTACTATTTCTAGAAGACTAGGTATTACTTCTGCAAGAGATAGGCTTTATGTTAAAGCAAACAAGAAGACTTATGTCGATGCAAGAGGAAATGATACGGGACTACCTTTAGTTTCTAGAAATAAGTTTGCTGATTATGATCCAAAGCAGATCGATAGAGAAATGGCTGAAATGCTAAATCACGTTATGGACGTAGAATATGGGGTTGATAATGAATACTTCAATTTTATGGACGATCTCGCTAGGTTTAGAGACCCAAGAGGCAACACCAAATATTACGATGGTATTAACGAATTTAGACACGAAATACTTAACCGTGGTGAACAAGGTTACGGTCTCATGGCAACAGCTAAGTACCATGCTCAACGAAATGCTAATTTTAGGACCACTGCCTTTATAGACTCTCGTGGTCGTGTATATCACAGGGGTTACTTAACACCTACTGGTGGTGAATTAGTAAGGCCGTTTCTTAATTCTGGTCGTGCTATTAACATGACTGAAGATGCATTAGATGAGTTACAAATTCAATTAGGTTATTTAATTGGACCTGGAACTGAAGCACTTACACAAGCAGGCCGAAGAGCAATTTTTATCCGTAATCGTGAAAAAATTATTGAGTTAGGTGAGACAATGTTGTCTAAAACTCAACGAGATAGACGAATGAGAGAGTTCTTAGAACACCCTTTAATTAGAGGACTTGAAGGTGATAAGGTTGCAAAACTTGCTAGAATGTCTTTAGAATATGCTAGGCTTGAAAGACATCTTAAATCAGGTAAA